CCCGTTGGCCAAGACCACGAAGAACGCACCACAAAGACGGCCGACGGGCAGGGGGCCCCCGAAAAGAGCAAAGGCTATAATTGCAATATTAAACCAACAGCCATCAGGATAATAGGTCGATGATGAGCCTGTAATTGATGTTGGAAACATGCCTAATGCCGTGTATAACATATCTTTGATATATCCGCCACTTGTACCACTAGGAGTTGAATTAGGTATCTCGATATATCCTGTTCCATCAGTGTTATAGTTAGTTGCTTTGCTTCCATCCTTTGTTGATGGAGACAGCTTGATTTTCACTATGCCATTAGCAAGGATAAGTCCAACTGTTCTTCGCCACTGATTGCCGTAATAATTCTCCATTCCAAATATTTTAACTCCGGCTTTTCCAGCATTTTCGCCCCAAAATAAGCCTTTGCCATTCATTGTGCCGGTCTTAAGTAACAAGTTTTCATCACTGGCATTTTCGCTCATGCCTCGACCGAATACATCTTGTGTGTCGGTAGATTTTCCCATGATGATAAGTAAGATATTAATCAAGAGTCTGTCAACGTACTGCTCGATTTCATAGCCTGTACCATTAGCTCTTGCATATGTCATTTCTTGACTAGCAGATTTCGATTTAATAACTGTTTGACCACTTATTGAGCGTAGCTTATTGTTGCCGTCAAGTGAGCCATTATAAATTGGTGTATAAAAATGAGATTTTTCATTGCCGTTAATGTCGATGAAATTCAAATTTTTAAATTCTTTATCAGCTTGATAGTTAGCAACATAAAGGCTTGCACTGTTTGGATTGCCCTTATCAGGCTCAATCTTCCACCATATAATGTCTGTACCATTGCCCCATTCCATCATTGCATTTCCATCGTAATCAATGTTTGCTATATCTGAAGCACTGCCGTCTATTTTTTTAGTTAAATCGTTTTCGTTGAGGTAATAGTCAACCTGACCATTTGTTTTAAGCATACATGGCTTTGGCATAAAAAAGGCATTCGCCCATGAACCATAATCAAAAGTTCCGCTCGCGAAATTCATGGTTGCTGGAGTCATGCCTACTGCGTCTGCTAAATATCTTACTCTTGTTTTTGGGTTGCTGTCCGCGCCATTAATGTGAACACCATAAATAACTCTTCCCTCGCTTAATTTTGTACCAAGGGCTTTAATACTCTCAACAATCGCTTGCCCTGTTGTGTCTGATATAATGTCTATTCCGCTCATATTAGTCCTCCTTACTTACATTGAGTAATCCAGCACTTGTCACAGAAAAAGTAATGCCTCTTCCGTTTGCTTTCTGCTCGACAAGCCCGGCTTGTTGTTCCGCTCTTTGCGCAGCTTCATTTGCAGCCTTTGTAGCTGCGTTTGCTTGACTTACCGCCGTATCAATCTTTCCCGAAGTTTGGGCGACCTCGTTTGCTTTTTGCGAAGCAGTTTGCGCTGATTTTTGAGCCTGTGAAGCAGAATTGCTTGCTGAGGTAGCTTTTTCTGTCGCAGTCTGCGCTGATTTTTGAGCCTGTGATACGGATTGAGCCATACCGTCAAGATAGCTCTGAATAAGTCTTTGAATTTCAGTGTCAAAATCCTCAACAGTTCCCATCCGCTTAACTATTCCGGGTGCGAAACACATCCATATCTGCTGTTTTTTCGTGTCGGAGTCGGTCGATACCGCCCATTCTCCAGCTTTCATTTTTAAGGGGTCAAACTCCGCGTATGCCCCTCGTCTCATTTGAATTGCCATAAGCTACACCTCGCTTTCGTTAATTATCTCCATTTGCCTAAAACGTGAAGTTGTAAATACAATTGTTTGTTTGTTTCTGCAGCAGCCGAGTTTATACAAAACCGCAACTCATTACTGCTCCATCTTGTAAAAAAAATAGAATACAACCCGCCGGTGCTACAAAACACAGTACCTGTAGTATGTAAGATACTTTTTATTCCGTCTGGCATATATACGCTTCCATAAGTATAATACAGACTACCATATTTAGAGCCAAACGAGACAGTCGCGGGAAAACTTCCCCACATTTCTATATATCCATCTGTCCACTGTCTCCAGTACCAGCCGTTTTCATTGGTAAATGTTTTTGAGCCAAAAACTGTTTCAACTCCATTAAGAGTCAAATTGTTTGCAGTAATATCAACATTAGTTCCGCTTATATTAACCGTTTCACCGTTTATGCTTGCAAAGCCACCACCACAGCCCACTCCGCTTGAATGCCCACCGACGCTTGAAAAAAGGTTTGCTCCCTCCGGGGTTACCGTAAGATTATTGTCAACATTATTTCCACTATAATTTCCACTTATTTTTGTTCCTGTTTCCGCGTCTTGCGCCCAAAAACTTTGATTAAGCCCTGTAGACGGATTGACGACATCTACATTAAATGCTTTTGTAAATTCGCCATATGCACCGACTATCTTAGGCGATACAACATAATCACTTCCTATTTGTGTATAGCCGATATTCTTTTTAAGAGCGTCAAGTTCATCTTTCGTACTTTTTACTGCGTTGTTTGCTATTTCTCCAACTTGGTCAGCATTCTGATACCCTTTATCTTCAACCGCGCTCATAGTGGTGTAGTTCTTTTTCTCAACCGCGCTCATAGTGGTGTAACTGCTATCATTTTGCAACTGACTATTCTTTGTAGGAATTTGACTTGTATTTGCGTAGTTACTGTCATTTTGTAATTGACTATTCTTAGTTGGTATCTGTGCCGTTGTAGCGTAGTTACTGTCGTTTGTTAAATCGCTTGTTTTGCTTGGTATGCTTGGGTGATTGGAGATATTATTCCATGATATATTAACTCCGTCAGCAAGCGTAATGCCCTTGTTGTCAAGTGTAATCAGAATTTTTCCGTTTGCGTCTTTGACATACTGCTTGCCGTTTACGTTATTCTCACCGCCTAAAGTGAGTGTACCGCCATGCGCCCAATCAAAATTAATGCCGATGGCCGACATAATATTGAAAATAGCGTTTCCGTCTTTATCAACTCCGGCATTCCACGTTTTACCATAATCGCTTGATACAGCCATGCCATTAGCTGTCATTTTCCACTGTATATTGCTTGAATTAAGGTCAGCTTTATTGTGCATAATGTAAATAATTGAGCCATCCTCTTGCACCTGTTCAGTCTTAAAAAGCCCAAGTGATTGAGACATTAACTGTGTCAGCAATTGCATTTGCTTGTCATATACGCTTAATTGTGCCTGTGCAACTTTCCTGGCTTGCACGATAACCTTTGTCTCATTACTAAATTTATCAGCACTATTTCTTGAAGCATTTTCAGCGTCACACGAAATTTTTGTGCCACTTCCAACTGTAAACGTTCGGTTGGAAATAAAACAGCTATAGGTATTCTGCTTGCGGTCTGTCACAAGCGCCACATCTCCGCTCTCAATCAGTGGGTTTGACAAAAGTATAGCATCAAGAGGTCTGAACCTCATGCCACCGATTTTTTTAAAGATATAATTTGCAACTGTCTGTGCCTTGTCTGCCGAAATAAACGGATTATCAGAGATTGAAACTACATATCCCTCTTTTCCGGCAAGTGCATTAACATCTTTTGCCTTGTCCTCTTTTGAGGTTACAGTTACCTTTACCCCGGTGATAACAACATCATCGGTCGCAACATTCAAGTCTTTTTGCGTGTAAATATTGTGGTAACTTCTTGCTTCTGTAAATGTTCCACCATCAACGCTATCTCCACTTGAATAGTCGGTGAAATTTCCGCCATTCAGTGTATCTCCGTCAGAGTATGGTGTAGTTTTTGTGCTAAAAGTTCCGCCATCGTAACCTTGGCTGTCAAATTGGCTCATATCATACCAACCGATAAGCAATTCACCATCGTGACCGCACTTGCCCCATAATCCGCTTAACTGTAAGATGTAAGCTATCACCTGTCCATATGTGAGTTTTTGATTATCACTTGGTATCTCGTTAATCACGTAATCAGAGTTATCAAATCTTGCCATAGTAAAAGGTACATCACACTTAATACAAGCGTCTCTGACTACCTCATACGCTGTCGTAGGGTAGCTTAAATTGCTATCGTACTCGCGATTAAAATTATTAATATTGTCAAGGCAAGTAAGCGTTATAAGTGAGCCGTCATAGCTTGTCTCGCTGACTCTATATTCACCGATTTTTAGTTTTTCAGTTGTGCCATCAGAAAAGCTTTTTGAAACATATGCTGTTACGCTTGCCTTATCAAAATCATATTTACTGTAATCTTCGTAAATGTTATTCAGCTTAATTTTCAGTTTTCCGGCAATCAAAGCCCCGATTGTGAAAGTACCATTGCTTGATGTTGAGTCATTAACCTCGAAGTCATTCGCCCACAACTCACTATCACTAACAGGAATTTTTTCACCGCTTGCCGTAACTATGTCAGCAAAGCAATTTACGTTTATATCATTATCGAGCATTACTGCCCTTTGCCATTTAGCCGATACGTTAAGCATTAAATCACCGCCTTATACTTCTATGAGGTCGAAACTCAATGTCTCATACCTCTTATTGTTAATAGTCCATATCTTGATAGGCGCGCTTCTGTCACCCACATAGAATGTGCGTGTTTCATCAGTGCCACTCATAGCGTCAGGATATGTCACTCTGATATATTCGGGGTTTACCATTTGAAGTATCTTTGCTGTCCTAGCCGTGTCTGTACCACTCCATGACAATTTAAGCTGTCGTTTCTGTGCTATTCTATTCTTGTGCATTTGAGCGTCCTGTGTACGTCCACTGTCGCTTGCAGACACATCAATCATGCCCCATTCAAAAGTTGACGGAGTAGGTAATTCCACTCCGTCTACTAACATCATTGCCATATTGTTACCTCGTAAAAAGACACCCACGCAAGGGTGAGTGTCTTAACCAAATTCATTTGCTACAATATATCGTTGTCCGTGTTTTGCTTTGCCTACCTGTGTCATGCGATAGAGGGTTTCGCTGTCGCACTTAAACACGTTTTCAATGATAGGTGCAGAATTTCCACCGGCATTAGAGTTCATCATTACTTGCGCCATGCCCTCCATGACAGCCTGTTTAATTCCCTCTGTGATTTGTTGGTTATTCGCTACGGCTGTTTTACCATTTGAGAATTTACCGACTATTTCCCCTCGGTTCATGTAGAACGGGCCCTCTTCCGGGAAACCACCACTAGCAAAATGTGGTGCCCTGTCGAGTAGTGACTGATACCCCATGTATTTTGTGCCTGTGGTAATATTGAATCTTTTATTGTTGTACTTAAACAAATCATCCAATGAGCGTACAATGCCATCTATTGAGCTTTTAACACTGCTAAATCCCCAGCTACTTATTCCAACGCTGTAACTTTGATTTGCGTACCACTTAAACGTGCCTAAACTTCCGTTCGTGTTATCGACTTTTCCTTTAAGTCCATTAAAACTACCACCCGTCCAGCCGAGATAAGTGCTTGCATTACTTGCCATTGTTGAGAACGAGTTTGATGTTCCTCTCCTCATATTTTCTGCAGCGTCTTGAAATAATCCCATGTTGAATTTAGTGTTACCCAATGAGCCGTTAACTCCACTTAATGAATTGTAGAGATTTGATGATAACGCTGAGAAAGAACCACTTGTGCTAAGTGTTGCTCCACTTGCCTTGCTACTCATGCTGTCCATCTTACCCTTGGTTCCGTCAATTGAAGTGTTGACTCCGCTTAAATAGCCACTCACTCCGGCATTTAAGTTTGAAAAAGATGTTTTAGAATTAGAGCTAGTTGTACTCGCTTTTCTTTCCATGCTGTCCATCTTACTTTTAGTACCATCAAGTGAAGTGTTGATATTTCCTAAATACCCACTTACACCGGCACTTAAGTTTTTGTAGCTATCATCAATTTTGCTCGCACTCTTTCCTACTTCTTTTGCGGTATCGTCGACTCCTTTGACTGTTTTCTTTTTAAATTTTGGTATTTCAACACCGGGTATCTTGTTAAGCAATCCTATAATGTCATTAATAATCCCAACAAAGCCGTTGTAAAGCCGTGGCCCTAATACGTTTTGTAAATCATCGACATTTAAAGACATATTCTTTTTAAATGTTTTCCAGCCTTTTTT